CTGCGTGTGTCCAGATGCGTCTGTCAACTTCGCTCTTTGAGAATCCCATCTGCTTGGCAAGTTTAGCTGCTTCGGCAACCATAGCGTCCAGGGCAGACTTCTTCATTGTTCCCCATCCCTGGTGTCCCATACCAGCAACTGCCAATCCAATAGCTTGATTTCTGTCAGAAGTATGACCATCAGGGGTTCTTTGAGTATATGGAACCGTCTGAACTTTACTGCCATCAGCAAGGAAAGTCGCATGGTATCTACTTGGATGACCAGTCATATTATTACCAGCACTCCAGTGGAGATAGATATTCCTCTTCCCACCAGTCATATCTGCTAACTGACCTTGAGGAACAACACCTGATCCTGCAGATGTAGATGTAGATGGAGCAACCGTTGCGGTTGCACCAAAGTTTGGAACTGATGCGACTTTATTCTGACTGTAGTTGTTATACCAACCAAAGTAATTGTCACCTGCCTTTCTAGTCAGTCCACCCTCAACACTATATCCTCTGAAGTCTGTTCTTCCTTGGATAAATTCTCTTGCCTTATCTTGAAGTGATGTATTTAAGATTGCCGCAGCAACTGACTTCATTGCATCTTGAGACATTCCAGCAGCAGCGGCTGCTGTTGCTACATCCTTAATAGCATACCACTCATCATTAGGATTTCCTCTACCATTTATTGTTCCGTTGGGGAATTTCCAAGTAGGTTCATACTGCATCCTCGCAAGGATCAATTCTTTGATTGTACTGCCAGTGTAGGCACCAGATCCAAGTCTATTATAAATCGACTGTGCTACGTCTGCCCAAGCTTGAGGATCTCCATCCTCCCTAGAAGCAACAGCAACCAGTGTCCAGAAATCAGCGTCTCCACCACTGATAGTAACCCCACTGGTAGATGTAGTTTGATTGTTATTACCTGGTCCAGGGGTGCCAGCAGTCTGCTGCACATTATCCTTAAGACTGAGTTGTCTTCTCAAACCATTGAGGGCATTGGTAACCTTATCAGAGATAACACCCTTTATGTTTTTCTGAATCGCTTGAGTCATATTGCGATTCCTCATCAACATATCAATATCAACTTCACCACCACCTGCAAGTTTCATCTTAGAACCAGACAGGTTGAAAGTATATCTTGTCCACTTATCAAGACCACCAGCAATATTTCGATAATCATTATCATCTGCTTGATCACCCAGCAGTGTCTTATATGCAACACCAAAGATTGGTCCAAGGAAAGGCATCTCTGATACCTTCTTATTGACACCCTCAATATAAGTCAGTGGACTGATAGAGTCATTCTTATCTGATTCTGGGAAGATTCTTTGAATATCTTTTTTGCCACCAACACTATCGCCTGGTTGGATTCTTGTCTTCTGTGAATTTGTAGGAGCAGGTCTTGCCCTTTTTTTCTCAGACTTCAGTTGTCTACTGACAGCACCCAACTCTTGACCACCTCTAGTGATACCACCACCAGACATCTTGCTCATCATTTCTTTCTGAGCAGCATCGTCACCAAACATATTACCAAAGGAACCTTTCTCTTTGAAAGCAGCTCCAAAGGTGACCATATTCAAGGCCTTTCTGACATCTTCACGAATCCTAGAATCAAACTTTGCTAGATTTTTTGCCTGCTTCTTTTTATCTTCTTCGCTTAGGAATGGATAACGAATCAGTTCAATTGCATATCTAAATGGAGCACCAACAACATCAAATAAAAATCCAAGTGTGCTCAGCATTGTATTGCCAAACCTTGCTGCTTGGTACATTCCCCAAGATAATGCTCTCCTAGGATCTACTGCCCACTTATCTTTGTGCTTTTCATAATTCTTTTTAGCGCCCCCTTCAAGTTCTCTACCCTTACCTCTAAGTTGGAATGCTCCCTCACCAATTGCAGAAGAAAGTAAACCTACACCACCAATAATTCCTGCTGCAGCACCTGCACCAATACTACCTGCCTTAGTTGCTGCTGTCTGAGCTCCTTTCTGCATCAATCTATCACCTGCTACCTCACCAATCGCATCAAAGATACCGCCCTTACCTCCAGCAGCAGTTGCAAATACAAGTGCGGTGATGACTTTCTCCATCGCACCTTCAAACATCTTGAATTTTTCTAGTGCGTCTTCACCACCAACATCTTTAACAAATTTAATCGTCTTAGTTCTTAAGTCATAAGCACCTTTCACAAAGGTAGCGAACCCATCGACAAGTCCCATACCAAAATTAGAAACCCAAGTTAAGACAGAATCAATCTTAGGTATGAGTTGTAAAAGATTGGGGAGATACTTGATCATCTTTATGGCGATGAATCCTATCAGAACTTTTCCAATAAAGTTCTTTACCCTATCAAGGAATCCAAGTTTAGGACCCTTCAATAGTTTTTTACTATCCTTCTCTTCCTTGTCTTTAGGTTTTTCTAATCTATCTTCTCTCTTTGCTCTAGTCTTCTTCTCTTCCTGAACTGCTGCTTTCTTCTTTTGCTTTTCGTAGAGTTTATTCTGAGCGCCAAGTAACTTCTCAATCTTAATGACTCTGGATTTGACAGACACAAGTCCCTTATGTCCACCACTTTCCCCACCTCCGCTACTGATTGACTTAGCAGATATCTTTTTTGTTTGCTGTTTGACCGCTGGTGCTGATGGTAGTAGTTTCATGTCTTAGAAAATACCCAGGATCTTAGAGTTTCTTGACTTATCCATAGAACTAAACGAGGCATCAAAATTAGGAATCTGTTCCTGGTCTCGCATTTCACCAGAGGCATAACCACTACCACTAGTAGTAGTTGTGGTTGCTGGTGCTTGGAGTGCAACAGGAGTTCTAGATGGTGCTCCTGGAATGCTTACCTTTGCCTTGTTTGGTTTCAGTTGTGGGATGGGTTTCATAGACCCCTGAGTTCCCATCGTTGACTTACTACTTTGTTGCATATTATTAGCAACCATCATCATCATTGGTAAAACATTGTTGACACCAAAGATCATGTTATTGCCACCACCAAACATAGCACTATTAATGTTTGGAGAGAATACGCTAAGAGAGTTGCCTCCGAATGAAGCGTAAGTATTATTGCCTCCACTGACATTCAACTTGGGATTGATGGTTGGACTAGCAGACACCATATTCTTCTTGATTGAACCACCACCAATCTTTATGTTAGTATTGTTGACCGAAGATCCTCCACTAGATCCACCCATATTTACCTTAATGGATGACATGTCTCCAGAGAATGGTTGTCCTCCTACCTGAACTTTTTCACCATCTCCTGGTAATCTATTTCCGCCAATCAATCCACCACCATGGGCCTTGATAACGTTCTGAACGATCTTAGGTCTGTTGTTACCACCGCCTGAAGCATTCATTGCCTCCAGGTTAGCAACACCATACTTTTTAACAGCACCTCTGCTCATAACAAACTCACCATCGGAGAGCATAGCAGGGACTTTATCAACTCCCTTCTCTCCGCTTACAAATCCACCAAGAGTTCCAAGGGTTCCTGATAAGGACTTGCCGAAGTTGCCGACCATCCCCATCATACCACCCATCATCTTACTGAAGACTCCGCCGCCACCACTGTAGTTGGCAGTAGGCACCTTAACATCAGGAAGATCACCACCCTTGAATACGTCTTCAATTTTATTAGCAGCAAACATACCAGTGGCAACCGTGGCACCAGTCGTAAGAAGTCCTGTCAACAGTTTTCCTTTACCACCACCAAGGAATCTTGCTAACCCAGCACCCTTACCACCTAATGCTCTAGCAGTTAATCCTGCTGCAGCCTTAACTAGGAGAACAGCACCTTTTGCTAACAGACCAATCAGACTACGAACAAATCCCCCAAGACCTGTTCCAAATAATAAGAATCCTGCTGCTAGTTTAGGCCAATGATCATTTAAGAATTCACCAATGGCATTAAGTTTATCTTGATTCTTAGGATCAGCAAACCAGTCAATGAAACTGATTAAGAATTTTCCTAAAAGGATCTTCATAAAGAAGTCTAGAATCCTTTGAATGATTCCTTTAACTGGTGCGACCATCTTCTCCGCACCTTCAACAATCTTTTTAAACCTACCTGCCTCAAGTTTCTGTTCTGCCTTACTTCTCTTATCTTGCTCTTGCTTCTTTCTCTTTGACTCAGCAGTATCTTTGATCAGAGTATTCTGCTCTTTCAATAACCCAATAATGTTGTCCAGAGACTTGATAATGTCTCCAATATAATCTTTCTCTTCTTCCTTTGCAGGAGGTAAAAGTTTTGGTGCAGTAATTCCACCCAGTTTCTTCATAGGACTGGTGGTTTGAATATCTTGTGCCCTAATTTTTTTCTTCTTGACTTTGAATCTACCAGTCTTTCTCTTGACCTTCTTAAATTCTTCAGTCAGTATCTCTGTTTCTTCTGTAGGAATCTTACTATCTGCCATCCTACCAGCAGCCATCCTCTCTCTTAAGAGAGTTTTATATGTAGCGTAGTCAATACCAATGGCATCATCAAGACCAAGAAGGTTTAAGATTCTCTCGTCTATTTCCTCATCAACCATCTTCTTATCTGCATCTCCTTCATACACGGCAAGGGCAGACTCTTTCTTTGCCTCGTCGCGTATAGATTTTAGGAGATCGTCAAGATCAGGTGATGCCATTTGATTGCTGCTGCTTTAGTTGTTCGTCTTCAAGGTGTTGCTGGAGTAACGCAACATAGATATCACGCTCCCAAGGCATCATATTTTCCACCTCTGTTAATGAGTATTTATGGTACTGCATCAAGGCGAAGCTTAATCTAAAGTATGACTCTAAGTCCATATGACTTAGACCTACCCGAAAAAACTTGCTAATCCCTCAAGCACAACCTCACTCTCAACATTAGTCTTCGGATTCACTACCTTAATTGTATGAGAAAGTTTTGGCATAGTAGCATAAAACTTTTCAATCTCTTTGAACTGAGAAGAATTCATTGAGTCAATAAACTCACGTATCTCTTTCTTAGTACAATCAGATGCTGCCCATACTTCGTCAGCCGTGTAGATCGTATCAATACCAGAAGCGATCAATTCAAACGATTGATCCATCTCACTACCACCTTCCAGATCAAAGTTATTCTTAATGAACTCATCCAATGATGGATACCTCATCTGCATCATAATCTCATTATCAAGTTTGATCTTATTGGTATGCTCATCGTTCTTCTGAACTTTGATATCATCCAAGTTAATCTCAACAGTCACTGGAGTAGATTCATCATCAGGACATACAATACCAACTTCAAGAACTTCGCCAACAGACTTGCCACGAATATTCAAGAAGAGGTATTCAATATCAAACGTAGGAAGTTGTTCTACTTTGATACCTCTGGTCAAGATGCAGTTCTTGATGACTGTCTTAATTGCTGTTGTGATCTGCTTAGTATCCTCACTCTCCAATGCGATCACAAGAACCTTCTCCTCTTTTACAAGGAAAGGTCTGTATTGGATTGTTTTTCCAGTTGAAGGCAACTCAAGTTCATAAGTTGGCGTAGCAATCTTTGGTAAAGGCATAATATCCTATAGAGTTATTTCAGTGTGATTATTTATTAGTGTATCAGAGGAATCCTCCACCCACGAACGGTAGTTGTCCACCGTTAATAGATTGATTAAAGATACCATTTGGTGCCTGGAAGTTGGGGAATGATTCGCCATAGTCAATACCAATATCCAAGTCAGTTGGGAATCCAAAGTTCTGAGAGTTGAATAATGCTTGTGACTCTGGAGTGAATGGGTTGGCAAGCATAGGAGTCTTAGCACCAGGAGCCTGATTGAGAATGTATCTAATGTATGACATAGAAACAGTGACCTTCAACAGGTCAGACGCATCATATGACACAGGCATTGATGATACTGAGATTGGATAACACCCAACAAAACTGTAACTCAGATTATTACTACCATAGTCTCTTTCATATTTTGTGATTGTCAGTCCACCATAATATTCCTCAGGGTATCTCATTCTATAAGCATAATTTCTAGAGCGAACGCTATTCTCACCAGCAATAGTTTCTGTAGAAATAAACTTTATCCACCCCTCAAAGAATCTGATTGGGAGATATGAATTTGGTGATGGTGGTTTGGGAAAGAATTTATCAACCTGTGATTGTCTACCCATGATACTATCAGGGGTAGGCACAGATTGATCCTGCATAACATAAAAAGTTAGATCGATACGATCATCAAACAGTCTACGATATGCGTGTCTCTCCGTTACACCAGTGTGGTCATTGTTAATCTCTGTTGTCGCAAGAGATGATCCTGGCAACACAGTTTCAGAACAACATAGATGTAAAAACTCTTTATCGTATCCGGCGATACCATTATCTGTCTTGAACCTACTCCAATTATAAGCGCCACTAGCAGCACCAACACCACCTGCAGGTTCTTGGATGAACACATCAAAGTGGGAAGTTGTTGCAGGACGCAGCAGATTGGATTTAATATCATCTACTGATCTTCTTCTAGGTCTTGTTCCTGCCATCTATAAATAGATTTACATTATATATTATGTAGTAGAGATAATGGGAGAAACTTATAAAAGTAGATATTACCCATCATTCCCAAACAAGTATAAAGGCAACCCAAATAATATCATATGTCGTAGTAGTTGGGAACGCAGGTTCTGCAAGTGGTGTGATCTGAACGAAAACATTCTTCAGTGGGGTAGCGAAGAGTTTTCAATTCCATATATCTCTCCGATTGATAATAGAATTCATAAGTATTTCCCAGACTTCATCGTCAAACTAAGAGAGAGTAGTGGGAGAATTAGAACTTATGTGATTGAAGTCAAACCGAAGAAGCAGACACGTCCACCAAAACCTGGTAAAAGAAAAACAAAATCGTTTATCTATGAGACGATGGAGTATGCAAAGAACCAAGCAAAGTGGAAAGCTGCTGAAGAGTTCTGTGCTGACAGAATGATTGAATTCAAGATTATAACCGAAGACGAACTAGGCATCAAGTAATGGATAGGGGATTCGAGATCAAAGATATGTTAGTTGGGAATGAATCTCCCGACGAAATAATGGATTTGATCAGAGATACCTTTGAGAGTGTATTAGTTCCTGAAGTTGGTGGATACTATACCTTTGTCTACAGTCCCAAGACTCCTGATCTACAGTATGATCAGTATCCTCTGGTAGCAGTCACAGAACTCTTCTCTTGGGGATTCAGGGGTATCAACTATCACTGGGGCGATTATAGAAACTATGGATGGGGTGAAGTCGGTGCAAACTCTTTTCACCAGATATCTGATATGGAGATAAAGTCTGTAAGGTCCCTACCTTTTGCAAAATACCTGCTAAATAACTAAAAAACTGCAATGTCAGCATCTACTAAACCAGGTTGGGAATATAATAGCGACGGAAAACTCGAAGCTACATTCAGACAGAATGTGCTAAATTCAAATGGTGCCGGCAGTTTTAAGAATAATATAGTAGTAGTTGCTAACTCAACAACTGGTGGATATGATGCTTACTATGATAACCGCAGTCCCCTTGGAATTAGTTTTGGTAGAACTGCACTGTACAGTTTTAATCCAGAGACTGGAAGAATAACTCCATACGAAGATAATAGAAAGTTGTTTGATAGAGTATATCCTGGAGGAGTGACTGACCCGCAACTTCAGTCTATAAATAAATCTACAAAAGATGGTGTAATTTCAAATCTAGAATTAAATGCTTCGGATCCAGTTGATCAAGCAAATTTAAAAAAGATTAGAGAATTAGAAGGATATAAAACGCAAAATAATACATTACCAATATCAAAATCAGATAGCGAAACCGAATCACAAGGAACATCTGATACTGATGCTGAAGATCAAGGACAGACTGCAAACAACGAATACGATCAAGCAGAATCTGACACAGTTGGATCTCAGGTTGGCACTTTAACTGCTGTTCAGAGAACAGAATTTGCCCAAGCATTAACATACCCAGAAGACTTGGCGCAATCCTACCAAGACTATTTGAAAATTCAAATGGTAGAGTATAAACCAAGAGGATTTGCATCTGGAGAAGATTCTTTTACCTTACCATCAAGACCAAATATTGGAGAAGGCGGGCAAGTTCCTGAAGGTAGAAATATATTATCATCAATCTTTCTACCAATCCCAGGTGGCATCGGTGATAATAATGTTGCAAGTTGGTCGAAGGGTGATATGAGTCCAATCCAAGGACAGATCGCAAACCTCTCATATCAAGCAATGGCAGGTGATGGTCAAGGCATTAGAGAAACTGTGGGGCAGATGACAGATAAGGTACAAAACAACACTGCAGGTCTTAAAGCACTCGTCACTCAATCAATCATAAAAGAGTTAACAGGGGTAGACGTATTAAGAAGACAACAGGGTGCAGTCATAAACCAGAACTCAGAGTTATTGTTTGATGGTCCTGGTCTTAGGAGTTTTACATTCACATATAAGTTCTCTCCCAGAGGCGGTGCCGAAGCGCAGACAGTAAAGAAAATTATCAGAACCTTGAAGCAAGGTATGAGTGCAAAGAAAGCAAATAACTTTCTGTTTATTAAATCACCACATACATTCTTCTTAAGTTATCAACATCAAAATAAGATACACCCTTTCTTGAATAAATTTAAAGAGTGTGCTCTGACATCTTTAGGTGTCAACTATACACCTGATGGAAACTATGCAACATATTATGATGGATCGATGGTTTCGTATCAAGTTACTATGACATTCCAAGAAATAGAACCAATCTTCGATAATGATTATGGCAATGGTTACAACAACATAGGATTCTAAAATGGGTTACTTCAATTACGTTCCAGATTTCAATTACGTTGATAGAAACGAAGGGTCACAACTTGGTGACTATACAAGAGTCAAGAATTTATTCAGAAGAATTAAACTGAGAGAGGATGTCTTTCAAGACATTACTCTGTTTGAAAAATATAGTATCCGTGGAGATGATCGTCCTGATAATGTTGCCAACTTAGTCTATGGAGACCCACAATTAGATTGGTTGGTTCTTATTTCAAATAATATTGTCAACATTCAGACTGAGTGGCCTATACCACAACTTTCTTTTGATGCTTTCTTGCTTGATAAGTATGGAACTTATGAAAAATTGAATGCTGTCCATCACTATGAAACCAAGAAGGTTCTGAATAGTGATGGTGTTACTATTGTTCCAGCAGGTCTTACTATCAAACAAGGATCAACATATAGTTACTATGACATTAGTGGAGATATAACTGTAACCACTGAAGACTTTACTACTCCAGTAACAAACAAAGAATATGAAGAAAGAATAGAAGAAGAAAAAAGAAATATCTATCTACTTAAACCAATCTATCTTCCAGTTATCCTCGATAATATTGAAGCAGATATGGCATACAAAAAAGGTTCCTCTGATTACATCAGCGGAACCTTGAAGTCGTCGGATAATATTAGACTTACTACTTAAACAATAGATTGAAGTATGCTGCCACCACTAATAAAGTGAGGCAGATTTGATTATACTTCACTCTTCAGCAAGTTTCTGGAAGTAGGACAGTGCATCATCTTCGTCTGCATCAGACTTGGTAGGACTCAGATTGTTGAGTTCTTCCTTCATGCTTGCAGGCATAGGATTGATGTCACGGCCGTTGAAGTCAGGAGTGAAACTACCGCGAGTATTGTCCTCGTCAGCAGTCTCTTCGTCGTAGCGAGCAGGTGCTTGCTTCTGACCCAGAACCATCTTCAGACGCTTCTCAAGATCCTCATA